CATAGTGCAATCTATACTTGGCGAATACCAAATGAATACGATTGGCGCCGATAGCCTTGTGTGTGTGAGCGCCGGCCGCTGGGTGGCATGAAAAAGCCCGGCTACCTATGCGGCGGCCGGGCTAATGGGGGCTTGGCGGGGCTTACAACAGCCCGATCAGCAGTGGCAGGACGGTTGGCAGCACTTGTGGCAGGATTGCCTTAAGCTCGCCGAACACCATGCCGGTCCAGTCTGGTGCGGTGGTAGAGGCGGCGGCACAGCCTGCTTTGGTGTCTGCCCATAGTGTTCCACCGGCCGATGACGGATCCTGCGCGTCGAGTTGTGCGAGGGCGGCTTGCGGCATTGCGGCTACTTTGGCGCATGTGCTTGTCGCGGGTGTTGCCGCGGGCGCGGGCGTCAGCGAGCAGGCAGCGAGCCATAGCGGCGCTGTCAGGATGGCTTGGCGAATTGGTACGAATTTGTACCAATTGGTACAAATCGGGGTGCCGATGATTTTCGTCATGCTATTTCCTTTGGTTGAAGCGCCTTGGCGGCGCGGAGGGTTGCGAACACGGCGAGTAACGTAGTTCCGGCATGGTTCCCTGCGATGCCATCATAGTGCGATTGGCCGCCGTTCCTCGGGTCGGGGAACGACGCCCATTCGCAGCTAAGGCCATGTGCCAGTGTGGTATCGCTGATAGCGCCGCTCCACCATGACGAATAGCCGCGCCCGGTCAATAGTTGCACGGCCATCCTGTCTTGAAGTTCTGGCGTAAACTTCACGTCGTCGGTGAGCTGTAATTCTTCCTTCAATGTCCGCATTGTGGCGCGGATAATCTGGTAGCGCCCGACTGCCGTTGAAGGCTGGCCGTTTTCCAGAAGGTTTGTCATCAGCGCGTCTATTTCCGCGAGGTTCAAAACGCTCAAATCCCGCGTGCTTTGTGCGTTGCCGATAACGGCGTTGTAGTTGCCGGCGCTTTCGGGTTCGGCAATGAAGTCGAGTAACAAATCGGTACAGTCGTCGGTGCCCTTGTAGGTGCTCATTTGAATATCCTCGTTTTCAGTGGCGAAACGCAGGCGCGACCGTCCATCATTTGTTGTAGTTGATCGCGCGTTGGGGTATTTGCTTGCGGCTTTTCGAGCCATTCGGCGAACGTCATAGGGTAGTACATGCGCCGCGCATACGCTACATATTCGGCCGCCCTCGGATGCTTTGCCACGTCGGGCGGAAGGTTTATGTCTAGCTTGTGCCGGACGTTATAGCTTCGCGGTGTTGGGCGGGTCATCGTCAAAAAACCCTATCCATTGGGGCGCGATGGGAACGCCTTGCAAGAGCGCGAGGCGGCGCAGCGCCAGCGGTCGTCGAAGCGGTATGCTCGCCAGCATTGCGGCGGAAACCGGCTTCCCCTCCGCTCGGCATGGAATGCCATAGCGGAGGGGTGACGTGTCGGATTGCACTTAGGCTCCGGTGCCCTGCGTGGCGATCAACGCGGCTTCGACCGGCACGGCGCTCAGGGAGGCTACGGCGGTAGGCGGCGTTTGGCCGATATCATTGACCAGGTTGGAAAGCATTGAAATTCCCTGCTTTGCGTCCGCGAGTACTGGATGCGCCCAATTCGCGCGGGCGATGGTTTCGATATCGCCGATCATATTCGGCACAGAGGCGAGGGCTTGAAACAGAATATTAACGAGTGCGGCGTTCATGATATGGCCTCTTGTTTCAGGTTGTTTCAGGATCATCCAAAGATGCTTAGCACGTTTCTTGCGGCTTGTCTATAACCCCGCCGCGCATTTCCATGCGGAATTGACTTGTTCATACCAGCAAAGCTTGTGATTAGTTGTGTCGATGATTAGAGCTGCCTGCCCAGCAGCGGCAAAAGTAGGCGTTCCTGTTGGGGTTCCTGCCATGGTAGGGATAAACGGAAAAGGGTCTGTCGCTGTTGTTGCGAGCGCCACCCCAAGGGTACCGCCTCCGAGGTAAATATTTGACCTGATAAAGCCGCGATTACCACCGCCCGATAGGTAGACAACGGGGTTGTTTCCGGAGCACCCAATACTATCAGCGCACAAAAACAGCGACATTCCTAAACTGTTGCTTGTATCTTCGAAAAGCCCGCCGATTTGTGATCCGCCGTTATCAAACCATGAAGTATTCCAAGTGTTGTTGCCGCCGTGGTTTCTGATCGCCAATTGGCCTAAGAAACCGTCCTGTCCAATCGAGACCCTACCACCTAATCCCGAGTGAGCCTGTAGCGAAAGATCGCAAGCGGAAAGGGTCGATCCTGTCAGGATTGCGCAATCTGTTTCCGCCTGCGGGCGAACGTCGTCGCCATATCCTACCGCAATATGTCCTGACGCGCCAGTGTTTGTTGTCGTCCAACAATTCGTATGTTCGCAAAACCAAGCTGCGCCGTATTGATTACTGTCGCCCCCGACAAAGTGCACCGCAACCCCCTTAAATTCGTCCGCGGGATTGCCTATAACCGTCAAATGCGTCGGGCTACTATCGCTCCACCCGAAGTTTGTAGGATCGCCAGCGCACCCGCCGCCGACAACATACACAACGGAACCATTGCCAGGGACGGTGCAACCGCCGCCCGCGGTCGGGTTGTTCCATGTGCCATCGGCGCGAAGATAGTTGGTTGTGCCGCCGCCTGATAGGGGAACAAATCCGCTTGTTGTCGAAGTGAACAAAGCGCAAGGGAACGTCGTATTTGCCGCGTCAAGATTGCCGTCAATTTCCGCGCATGTTTCGGTCCCGCTTGGCGTTGTTGTATAGGTGACAAACGCGGTTGTTGTTCCTGTGCGTGATCCACTTGTCGGGCTACCATTGATGCCGCCGCCAAGAACGGGGACAAGCGCTGTTAGCGCTGCCGACGAAATGATAGTTGTGGAACTATCAAAATATGGAACACCGCCGCCATTGCCTGTCGTCGTCAAACCGAGCGTGCCCGACGTAGTAACAGGCGAGCCTGTAACGCCAAAGAGCGACGACGCAGGAACGCCAAGCCCGACGCTTAGAACGGTGCCGCTATTCGCCGCTGACAACGTGCGGGTTGCATCGTGCGAGCTGCCGGAAAGCGACAGTCCCGTTCCGACATGCACGTTGACATAATCGCCGAGCGAGCCTCCCAATAGATCGGCGAGCGGCGCATTAACGGGAACCTCGCAATGGGTGTTACCGTAGGCATCGGTTGTACATACGGGTTGAATACCGCCTTGTGCAACCGCGGCCTCGTGGTAGAACGGCCCGACGATAAGCATTACGGCGCAAAAAAGCGCCGCGATGTAGAGAAACAGTCGCGGCGCTTTCATTGCCATATTCCTCGTCAGATGGTAATGCCGAGAAACTGGTGCGCCATCATACGCATGAGCGAGGCAAGACTCTGTTGGTTACCGCTTTTGACGCGGATAGCATCGTCGAGCGCTCGCATATCGCTGACGATCGCGACATGGGCGGCGGCACCGGCCGGGCCTCCCTCGATCAGATTTCCGTAGCTGTCTGTCATCGCTTTGTCGCCGCGAGGGTCCGGTCCGATTTCTGCGCTGGCGGCAATGGTTCCGAGATTGACGATGCCAATTTTCTGTCCCGTCAATACTGGCGACGCAGAGAATGTGGCGCCGGGTGAAGCGGCCTGTGTTTCCGTATTCATAACTCAACCTTTCCAGAGTTGTTTCGCGACGTTGATCAGGCGCTTTGGTCGCGCCGGCCGTGGAGCATTCTTATCATACAACGTCCGCCCGGTGTGGGGTTTCAATGCTATAGTGCGCCCGGCGAACGTTAAAGTCAATCCCGCGGGAGTTTCATCTGGGCGGTCACCTTTTGCTGCCATGCCAGTACCTCTTGCATTTGATATTTCAAAATGATGATATCGTTTTGAATAGCTATAAAGTATCCGAGAACAGTAAGACTACCGCCAAATAACATAACGACAAGCATTGCTAAATTTACCCAACTGCCTCGGCTTGTCTTTGGGGTTAAAGTTCTGCGATCGTCGCCGTTATTATCAGTCATTTGTTCGTGTCTGACATATTAGTATAAGGGCGAATATTATAGAACATTTTCTCGAAATTATACTCTATCGTCTCGGCGATTAGAAACACACCGAGTGCTATAATGCCGAGCAACAAAAGTAACCAACGCTCGTCAGACATTACACAACCTTTTTTACAACATCAATCGCCCGGTCACTCTGCGACATAGCCCATGCTGCCGCCGCGATCAAGATCAATCCTAACACTATGAGCGCCCCGCGCTCAAACAGATTGGATAGGAACGCGATTAGGGTGTCCCACCATGATGTTGCCGCCGCCGTCGAGCTGCCGCCCGCGCCAGCTGCGCCAGCGATACCGCTCGCCAGCCCGGCGACGTTGGTTATACCTCCCGCGCCATACCCGCCAAGAACGCCGGAACCATAACTGTTTGTAGTGCCGAGCGTTCCATTTGCGCCCGGCAATCCGGTTAGATTTGTGATCCCGCCGGAACCGTAGCCAGTCGCGCCGCCGATAAGCCCCGAACCGTAATTGCCGGTTGTCCCTATTCCGGTTCCGGTTCCGCCCGCGGAGGCAGGCTGGTTCGGGTCGAACGTCATGGAAATACCGCTGCCGGACGCCGGAACATCAGCAGCAGTAGCGCCCGCGTTACTGTTCAAAAATGGAAGATATGTTCCTTTGTTGTATGTAACCCATGGCGTGAAATTCGTACCACCACCGCTTACGCCATAGGCTAAATTCATAGCCTGTTGCGGGTCGCCATAAGCGCCGCTGGCTCCGGGGTGAATTGAGTTAATCTGAGTTACGCCATAGTCCGTCGAGCCGTTTGTATTGACGTTTGTGGCATTGGGATTTCCACCACTTTCCGCGAGCGCAATAGCTGAAATAGTGTTCGCGTTCTGCCCGGTGAAACCGGCATTTTGCGCATAGCCGAGAAGCTGAGAAAAGCTCAGCATGAGAAAATCCTAAAGCACCGTCGCCGATGCCGGCGGTCCTATCAGCAGAGTTCCAGCCGGCATTACACTTGATGGCGTAAACGTCCCAACGGTATAGGGCGAGGACGTTGACGGCGGGGTGCCAAGGTCTGTTTGCAACTGCGTTGTCGGGGTGCCGGCCGGGTTGGTTGCAATCGCGGCGGTATCCTGCAATAGCTGATAATTCTGGTTAAACAGATTGGACCCGAATACCTCTCTCGCGCCGGTTTCTGCACCATTGATGCCGGCGATATAATTATTCGATCCGGCATTTGTCGCAGTGACATAGCCCTCAAGCTCTGCCAACAGTTGATTGTTGGCATAGGAACCGGCGATGTTCTGCGAATTGATAGTTGACGCACCGGCGATGTTTTGTGAGTTGAGAGTGCTATCGAGGGCGTTTTGCTGTATTCCCAAATCGGTTGCGCCAACCACGTTCTGCCAATTCACAACCTGATTGTTTGCCGCCCCAATGCCGGCGATCTGTGTTTGCGCGTTATAGGCGTCGCTAACCATAGCGAGCTGATTGCCGGACTGCTGCGCCGCACTCTCGGCAGCGTAGTAGTTAGAAAGCGTCGGGTCCGCAGTTGTCGCTGTCGATGACTTACTCCCGAACCATCCGAGTTCATATAGAATGAACATCAAGACAATAAACCCGCCGATGCCAGCGAGGTAGGGATGCTCCTTTATCGTAGTCCAGAATTTTTCCATAGGTTATCTCGCCGCCGGGTTGACCTGATAGGCAACCGCCGCCGTCGCCGGCTCGCCAAGCAACGCCTGCAATGTCTGCGGCGAATACAGAATGCCAAGTTCCGGCCCGGCGGCGCCGAGGGTCTGGACATTCCAGAAAATGCCCTGTCCCTTCACAACGGCCCCGATCAATTTAGAGAACACAGGGAGCTGTCGGGCGAACACAATGCCGGCGCCGATTGGGTTAGATGTTACGCGCCCGCTATCGAAAGCGTAGGCGGCCGATCCGCGATCGTAGCGGCGCGTGAATTTATAGATAGGGACGCCATAGGGAACGATATGCGTTACGGTATCGTTCGGCCGATGATCGGCAGCACTGAACGGCGAGGGCGCCCCGCGGGCGCGACCATATTGCGACGAATACCATTCGCGCCAAGGTTTCAGTTGTGGTTCCGTCGCAACGTCAAAACCTTGTCGCGGATCGTAATATGGTGCAACCGATTGCGGGTCTGCGGATACCTGCGGCCCGTTTGCCTGATAGGATTGCAGCGCGGCCGGCTGGCCGCGTTGCGCCGGGGCGCCACTCCCTTTGAACCAATCGCCAATAAGGCTCATTATCCGAAACTCGGCTGTGTCAATCCCGGCGAAAATCCGCCGGTTCCGAAGCCCGAGGTCGGATAGCTGAGATTGATTGGTGTGGCGCTGCCGGTAACGGGCGCCTCTGCGACGGCGAGCGAGTTGCCAAAGCCCGAGGCGCCGGCCTGTATGACCTGCGGCGTTTGCGCGTTCTTGCTTACCATGACGGCGAGGATAGCCACGCCAATGATACCCATGGCGATTGTGACGATGGCCTCAGTGATAGAGTTCATAGCAGTTGTCCATTATTTCCAGTGAGGCCAATTCCGCCAAGGGTGCCGGTTCCGTTAAGCCCCGCCGTGCCGGTGCTGCCGCCGGAGACCGGCGCGACGGCAGCACCTATGATGCTCGCAAACCCAGTCGAGCTCGACGAGATAACACTCGATGTCTGCGCCTGATTTGACACAAGAACAGCGATCGTCGCAAGGCCAATTACGCCGGCCGCGATGGTCAATAAGGCCGCAATAGCATCCGACATTTCACAACCCCAACAGCGTTGCGATACCAGGGATCGCCGATACAGCGCTCCCTGCGGCGCCGGCAGCGCCGGCAGCGCCGCTCGCCGCGGTAGTGCCGCCCGATACTGTGACGGCGACGGGGAGAGCACCCTGCGGCGTCGGTAGTGTTGTCGCTGTAGGCGCTACTGGCGATTGAACGGCGGCGGCAAACTGCGTGAAAAAACCGCTGCCGGAAGTCAGGAAGATAACAAGAATGACCAGCCCGAGCAACGCGCGGGACACTCCCCGCGCTTCCGGCACAACGGCTCCAATGGCGCCGATAACGATCAGCGCCGCTGCCCATTTCAGATAGCCGGGCATGTCGGCCGCGAGTAACGTGCCGAGCTGGCTTTGCGTGTTAAGGATCGCGGAAACCAACAGCGCGGCGCCGAGGATTGCGAATAGAAGAGGCATATTAAGCTGCCAGCGGCACTCCCGGCTGTTGCATGTAGGGGTTAATTGGTGTTCCCGGAAGACCTGTCATAGCGCCAGCAGCGGGCGCCGCCGTCGCGGTAGATGCGGTTGAACCGGGCGCTGTCTGCGCCGGAGCGCCGGCAAAACCGAACAATCCAAGATATTGTGCTAGCTTGCCCTGTATGGTCACATACACGACAAACATAACAAACAATGCCACGACTGTTACGGTCGATTGGTTCACGGGCCGGCAGAAGCTGTACTCGCCTGATGCAACTTTGGAAAGTAAATTCCAAGGAAGTATCCGGTGATTACTGCCGCCGCGAGCATGATCCAGTGGTGCTTTTCCATATAGTCCTCAGATGACAGTTGCCGCGTGTTCTATATGAACAAGAACGCGCGACCAAAGAACGGCCAGCACCATGAGAATGCCGACCAACAAACTAAGGTGAACCAAATCCATCGGTTGATTGAACGGGTGTTCAACCTCGTCCCGAATGATTTGGCCGATATCGAGGTTCATGCGCTTAACCTCCGCTTGGGATTGCTCCACCCTGGTTAACAAGGCCGATCACGCCATAGGCTTCCCAGCCCAGCAACGCGACGGAAACAGCGCCCGCAGTCGCCGGATTGATGATCAGCTGCATGTTGCCGTATTGATTTGTATCAATCGGCCGATCGCGAAAGTCCAGATAATACATACCTTTAGGCGGATCGTCGCCGAGGATGTTGCGCGACATAAGCGCCAAGGTGATCGGATCCACCTTCAAGATATTGGTGAGGTTCGCCGAAGTGATCGCAACACTATTGATGTCGCTGCCAACGTTCACCACGCCATTGTTGTCGTAAATGAACGCAACCGACTGGAAACGCCGCGCATTGACGAACGGAATGCTGTTGTCCTGATTTGCGACCAGCGTCGGCGACGACGTGTTATTGAGCATATAGGCGGTGCCGAGATCGATCGCCGGCAGATAGGGAACACCGCTCGCCGGGTCTGCCGGAAGTTGGTCGAGATAGTTCTGATACACCTGCAACGTGACGCCGCTCACTGTTGCAAGGTCGCTGCCGGCGGACTGGTAGAGTGCCAGCGTCCCATCGGCGGCGCTCGATACGAACATGCCGGCGTTGAGCGTCGCTTGCAATTGCATCGTCGCCTGCGTCACGTCGGCGAAAATGGCGCCCGTAAGGTCATGATCGCTGTAGGCGAACGGAACCTCAAAGAACGCCTCAACCGTCGTCGTGCCGTTCGCCGCGATCGTCGCGCCGGCCCGGTTGCACAAAAAGTTGTTGGCGTAGCCGAAGGGAGTATCTGACGTGTAGGAAGCTCCCCATACGCGACGGCGTTTCATACTGGACAGCATTACCAAATGCCATCCCGTTGTGTTAATCCTCTGGTTATTCGCCAAATCCGTCATAAGGAAGTTGCTGACGAGCGCGGCGGCGCCGAGGGGCCCGAGGGTCTGCGTTGAGGTCGCTCCCGCGGTGACGGTGCATTTCAGATGCACCAGTAACCGCTTGACCAGCCCGACATTCCGCAGCGGAACCGTGATGACGGTGCCGGGTCCTGGCGTTGCCGGCAGTCCGGGGTTGAGCGCCTGCCACATATTGACGGCGGGAGGCTGGCCGAAGCCGCCTTTAATGATGGCCGTGCGGATTGCTATATTCCGCGCTTGGACTTGGTTGGCTTGCTGCGCTGGCGTCATCTGAGCGCCCGCCTGCGTACCCGTCGATGCCGTCATGTCAGCTTGTCCCCGTTGGATTGGAAAGAGTAATCGGCTTAATGATGCCAATCGCGACCAGCGCGAAGGCAAACATCAGCCAAACGATAAGCCAATTGAGGGGATTTTTCAGTAATCCCCAATTGATCAGCGACGGCATTGGCTTACGCCGCTTGCGCGAAGTTGACGACGTTTCCGCCGCCGGAACCGGACGATTGCGAGCCGCCTCCCTTGCCGAGCGCCGGCAACGCAAATTGCATGATCAGGGCGAACACCACATAACCGAGCGCCACCATGAGAAACACGGTGATCCAATTCTCGATTGTCCAGCTTATGAAGGTCCGTTCCATGTCACCTATCCGAACAGCAAACGGCGGGGCGCCCTCGCCGACAAAGAATTAAGGATGATATTACGATGCGGAACGGGTTTCAAGCGCCATGTTTTGTCTTGCGCTACGTCATACCACCATGAGTTAAATTCGGCGAGTGTAGTATTCGACGGGATAGGCGCAAATGCCGAAACAGTCTTCCAATCCCGATCATCGGTGATCTTGAACACTGAAAAGTAATCGGCCTCGGAAAATGCAAACCTACTCATGGCAACCGGGCGCTGAGAACAAATAATCATCGGGATATGCTTAGAGCGGCCCTGCGTCAAGAGCGCCTGAAATGCTGCCTTGTCCGGCAGCATGTAACCTTCATCAACGAATACTCCGGTGCGTCCGCGTTCCCATACCCGCCACAATAAATCCTCAATTTCCGCACCCTCGTCGGGACGTGGGTGCACGATATAAAGCCCCGGGTTCTTCGGAGCTGCGGCGGTCGGCATTATCTCTTTGAACAGATGCTTAACAAACGGGTCGCGGAATAGACCTTCATATTTGTAATCAATGACAAGCCAAGGCCGCTTATCTATATCGGCGCTTGTCGCAAGTACCCATGCGCCCATCATTGACTTACCGCTGCCGGTGCGACCGATAATAGTCAACCGTTGCGACGAATTAGGCAGGCGAAATTGCCTGTTACCTTCAACCATTCCAAGGCTGAGCCGCTGCTACAACGAAAGCGTCGGGCGCAGTTTTCCCATTACTTGCGGGCCGCTCGGCCGGGCGCTGCGGCGGCGGCGGCTTTGGTGCGCGGCTTTTCTGATAGATAAATGCCGCCCTCGGTCCGTATATGCCGGCCAGGACAAAGCCAAGGGCGCCCCAATCGAGAACCTTTTGACTGGCTCTAATATCGTAGTGGCGCGATACGTTTGACGCTGCCTCCGCGACCGCGTGCGCTTCCTCGGGCTGAAGCTGTAGAGCCTCTTCCCCGGTAATTGCAGACAGTGAAATATGAACGGCGAGCAATAGACCCTCAAGTCCGTTCAAATCCAGCGGTGCACCTTTCGCTTTGGTTCCGCCTCGGGACTTTCCGGCGTCGGCTCGCCGCTTTCGTGTTCTAACGGGATGATCGGCTCCGGTTCCGGCGGGATCACTTCCGGTTCCGGCGGGATCGCTTCCGGTTCCGGCGGCAACGCTTGAAGGGTCGAAAGTTGGGAAGATATCGCCAACGTCCGCTCCGCTAGGTCCGCCATTTGGGCTGTCATTTCCTCGCGCCACGTTGATACCTCATGACAAAAATTATCAAACCTTTGAGCCTCGGATACGGCTATATCGCGCGCCGCATCGGCAACCGCCTCAACGTGTTCGGCCGCTGCTTCCTCGACTACTTCTTCGACTGCCTCCGCGGCCTCTGCCGCCGCCGCTGCCGCCGTTTCCGCTGCCGCCGCTGCCTCGGCCGCTGCCGCTGTTGCGGCTTCAAGATCATCGTCCATCTGTCAACCATTTGTCAAGTTCGGTCAGGTAGAGAGATATCCCCACCAAGGACAATTCCACCATTTGCAAGCGTAGCCCCATGTCCCCTAATGTCTCCGCCGAGTAGTCCGGCGGATCGAATGGGGATATCAGTACCGGCTGATACCTCGGAATTGGCTGTGTTCGCTTGCGGCGAAAAATGGGCATTGAGCATTGCCTCGATGCGGTTGAGTTGTTCTTTTGTTTCGCGGACGCCTTCAACCATTGCGCCGATTGCCGCCATAAATTCGGCCGGGTCGATGCCTAGCATGGATTTTAGCAGCATGGCGGGGCCGGACGATATTGAGGGCTTGCCGGCCGACGTATGGGGTTTCCAGAACCCTTGCATGATTACGGCTCCCTGTAATAGAGGTTAACATCAACAGCGCCGTCCGCAAAGGCTGTTCCCGCGCCGAGCAATACAGCGTTAAGGCCGTTGCTGAAGCGGATATTAACGCCCGTAAGATTGAGGATAATACTCGATCCTGTATACCCTGCGGCGCCCTCAGCGATATGAGAAACGGCAATATTCTTCCCGGTGCCATCCTCGATTAGCACTTGCATATTGCCGGCAGCGGCTCCTCCCAACACTTTCCATGAGATTATCTGCAATGCTGTCAAAGTTCCGTTAATACCAGCGGCGAGAATTACAGAGGTTCCCGTAACAAGCGCGATATTTGTCACAATCCCCGACGACATATAAACCGATTTTTCGAGTGCAACCGGTGGCGGAAGGCTATTGAGAATTTGAAGAAATGTCTTATCGCCTGCAATGGTGCCGAGTGCTACAACGGTAAACGCTTTTGCAGTCGAAAGAACGGGATACAACGCGGCGCTGCCTGCGGGAACTGTTATCTCGAATTGTGTGTCTTGAAAGATAAATATCACGTCGCCGCCCGACTGCGTGTTGTCTACAAACAGCGCAGCAATCTGACTAAATTCCTGCGTCGAGACGCCGCTTACGTTGATATTGACAACACCGGACTTGGCGCCTCCGGGGTTAAGATCGTCGGTTCCCCATAGGATATTCGCCGCAATACAGCGGTCCCCTTCCGGCGGTATTCCGCGCCATTTGATCATCTTCGGGGTGAGAACGCCGGTAAAGTTGGGGCCGGACGGAAAGGTTAGGGAGGCTGGCATGGCGTCTCCTGTTTCACGTGAAACATATAGCACGGCGGGGCGCTATTCGCCGGAATTCCCCCATGGGATATAATCGTCGGGCGCTTCGTCAAGCATGATCTGCGCCTCTAAATCTGTCAACAGCGAGGGATTGTAAGGTTCCGATCGCAGCAGCGCATCGCCGGGAATGGGGCGAGTAGATATAAAGGTGCCAACACGTTTGCCGCGATGCCAGCGTTTTTCGCGCCAATCGAAACTTATCAGGCGCCCGCCGTTGCCCAGCACGATCCACGATCCTGCGGCCTCGGGGCGCCCCCATGCGAGCGCCTGTCGATGCCCTATGAAAACAGGGAACGGAATTTTGACTGGCGCGGGCGCATCGTCGCTCGCGTTGGCGTTCCATGCCGCCTCAAATTCCGCGCGATGCTCTATCACTGTCGCGCGAGGGATGCCACGCGTCTTCGGCGCAAATTCCGTCCCGGGCGACCAGTAGACGCCCGGTTGCACCATAAAGAGACCAGTTGGTCGCAGTTGTTCTTCCCATTGGCCGATGCCGGGGCCGATATCAAGCGCGAGCGGCCGGCGAGAGAATAGAGCATCTGTCGCAAGGTAGATGACGGCGCCGGGGTCCGGCACATAGGCGTCGATCAGCTTGGCGCGGGCGATTGCCGTTATCAGCCCCGCGGTAGTGTAGTCGCGCCATGGCGCGGCTCCCATGCGCTGGGCATATTTACCATAGAGGCCATTGAGACCGAGTTTGATTGGATAGCCGATTGTAGCCTTACCGAGCTTGCGCCGTTTCTCATAAAGTTCCGCTACCCATGAATGGCTCGCGCATGTGCAATTAGTCACAGCAAAATAGCCACCGTGAAATTTCAGGGTTGATCCAGCCCGAGCAGCGGCGGCAAGCTCGGGCGACCAATATGTGCCGCTGCCTTGGCGGGGCCAAAACAGATGTCCCTTGCGCCGGATTGGCAGATTGCAGAGCGGGGCGCCTGCGGAATGATTAAAGGAAGTTTTAACAACGGCTATCGGCGCCAACGATTTTAAGTCAGTGTTACGATACGGACGCCAAGACGTATGAAATGGGCAGGGGAGCTTAAGCATTGCCGAAGGGTAGGCGGAATTGATATCATAGACGTAAACAGGGCCAGGGATCAAGCCGCAGGCTGTTATTTCAAATCGGCCGCCATAATAGGCATTGATCGCCGCGTGATCCAGCGATGCCGTCCGCATCAGGTTTCCACGCTTTGGCGTCTTGTACTTCTCATGTAGGCGAGCACTAATCCATCCGGCGCCGCGCCACTCCTTCGGCACAATGTCATTCTGAATACAGACTTCGCGGAGTGCCGTCATTAGTTCGGCAAGCAGCTTACATTCGGCGGCACAGTAACGCATTACCTCAGGAGTGATCGTTACAAATTCCGCTCGCTTATCTTTCATTCTTGCTATCATGGCAAGTTGATCGGGACTACCAATTTTCCAGTTTGTTATTGCCTGCACAAATGATTGTTGAAAAAACCCACCGACCTCATTAATGGTTCGGGACGTGTTCGGAATAACCTTTAGTGTGTTGCGGTCGACATAAGCAACGCGGAGGTATTGGCGCGGCCTGTAATCTATCGCATACGGCCCCCAGAAAGTATATGGCGACTTCCCTTCCCCGGTTGACTGCGGCGGGATCATTATTCTTTTGATACGCTCTAACGGAAGGTCGCGGAGTATTTGTGTCGAGTCGTAGCCGAAGAAATATCCGCATAGAATTGCGTTTCGCGGTAAAGAAAGAATGAAATCTAAGCATTCTGTTGTTGCCAGGCGACGGTTCTCTTTAAATAAGGTTCGATCGCCTGCCTGTAAAAGTAGGTAGTTTTGACGACCTTCGGCATCAACGCCGCCGCCCTCCCCATCAACGCCTATGAACGGCGAGAATTGCGAAGATACCCCCCGTTTGAAATTCTCGCGTTCATAGTTGCGGACACGCTTCGCATTATATCGTGTGTGTTTCGTTTCAATGATAGTAGGCGAGTGGTTCAATGTCATCTTCGTAGTCCTTAAAATGTTCATAGAAGCTGGTGTCGGTGTACTGATTATCCATCAACCCCAGAGCTTGATGTTCGCTTACCGGCGTGCGGGCTTGCCGTCTCTTGAAACCGCTGTAGCGGCGCTCTAAAAGCCGCTGAGACGCACGAAAAGCAGCCCTTTCGTCAGTGCCAAGGCGCAGATAGGCAGCGCGGGCGCGATCGTAATTCTCGTCAGCCGTGTAGGCTTTAAGATGCGGCCGGCCGTCCGGTAGCTCGCCGATGATCCTGGCATTGAGATGCGGAACCCGCGGGCGCTGTTTAGCCAGGAAAGCATAATCCGCCGAGCTGGTAGGCGTTGCACCACGCGACACGATGCGCTCGCGCCGCGTGACATGTTCGCGTGGCTTATGGCCTCGCGCCCGTTGACGGGCAGCTGCCTGATCGCGCTCGAATAGGGCGCCGTAGCGGCGTTCTGACGCCTCAACGCGGCGCCGATATTTAGGCGACCATTGTTCGCGGGATTTGCGAGCCATGGCGAGGCGGAGCCGCTACAGCCCCACCCGCCCTGTCGGCTAGGTGCCGGACGCCGCGAGCTTAAGCTGAGCTTCGCGGCCATGTCTGTCGAGAGGATTGGGCAGTCCCTCGGGACGTGCGAGAGAGACGCGGCGCATCTGTTCCATCGGGTCGGAAGGGTCTCGCACGATCGGGTTGAGGTTTACCGCAAGGTAGCTGTATCCCGCGGGATTGCCCGCCGGTTCCGACCAAAATTCCAGATTGATCGGAATGGCCGGCGACGGGTCGTCATGATCGATGCGGCTTTGCAGCTCGGAAAGGCACGCCTCATGGAACCCCTTGGGGAGGTAGGCTTGGCCGCCGTAATAGCCGGCGATTTCGCCATGGTCGTCATACACGTCCGCCTCGAAACGCCCAATGAGAGCGAAGAAAGTTTCGCGCTGATCCTCGGGCTTGCCCATGTCCTCCGCTTTGTACTCGCGGGCGCTGCCGTTGATGATGCCGGCGATGCGGCATAGGCGAACGGGTTTTTTCGCGATGCTGGCACGCTGCGCCATGGCTTCGATTGTTTTCATGGTGAGCGTCTTGCGGTGCAGGCGATGATCGATGACAGCGCCCGCATTTTCCTCAGATGCCGCTTGACCTTCGGTGTTTTGTGTCTTAGACATTGTTTCGATCCCTTTGGTAGCGAAGCCAGGGAGAAAAGAGAGAACCGGCCCGGGTTGGCCTCGCAAGCCCCGGGCCGGTTTTCATTTGCGGCGCAAAGCGCGGCGCCGTCAAGCCCTGTGAAGCAGATAGAAAACGGCGAACGCCACGGCAACGCCGTAAGCCGTCCAGCCGACAGCCGTCGTTAAAGCACGTCCGGCATAGACGCTTTGCCACCGGCAGCGGTTGATGGACTGAGCTTTTCGCCCATGTCCTTAACCTCTGCGCCGAGCATTTCGACCAGCTTGGCGACTTGAGCGGGTGTGCGCTCATAACCGCTGCTGCCGAGCTTGCCGAGCGAGCGCAAACAGGCGACGGCCCGCTTGAAGCGGGGATTGGCAAGCCGTATGAATTTCGCCGCCTTTGTTTCGCCCTCAGGGATGTTAGCGGTTTTGCGTGTGGCGCGAGGCATAGTTAATTTCCTTTCACTAAGATTTGCTCCCGTATTGAGCGGAATAGGCGTAGCAGGGTTTTGCGAAATGTGGTAGGCTTTTTTTCGTTCACACGGAGGCCACACACTATGAAAAAAGATGACTGGATTTTAACGCTGATGCGCTGCCACGCTGCGCTTAGGGAGGCGCCCCTATCTAAGACCGATAAAGATCGTGCGTTCGCCATGCGGAAAGCCGGCTACTCGCCCTATGCCGCCGCCGCTGAGCTTTGGGGAAGCCAATGATAACCGCCTGCACCACCAGCCTCGCGATCGGTATCGGCCTCGGATTGCGCCTCGGCTTCGCCCTATGGCGGCAAAAGTACGTCAAAATTATGTAAGCCTAGCCTTCCCCATAGGACCCCGCCACACCATGGGAAGCCCGGCCGCCGCATAGGTAGCCGGGCTTTTTCATGCCACCCAGCGGCCGGCGCTCACACACACAAGGCTATCGGCGCCAATCGTATTCATTTGGTATTCGCCAAGTATAGATTGCACTATGGCAGCTGCGAATACTTTGTGTGTGCTTCACCTGTTCTTGCGGACGGCGGATTTATACCCGCAGGCGTCGATCGCAGTCGGTCGTACGCGGGGGGCCCC